TACCATTGTCAACTCCTAAACCTGTGTCTAAAGAACACAATCAAGTTGATGACAGTGTTGGTTGTAATCATTACAAGTATCCACCACTGCCACCATAACAAGTCTAATCCACTACACTCTATCACTACGCAGCCGTTAAGTCAACAACTTCACAGACACCTGCTGTGCAAGCCAACTCCCTGCCACCTGATGTAGTGTCTTCCTTTTCAAACTCAGGTAACTTACTCCAGTCTACACTATCTGGCATTTGTGTCAAGAACTTTTTATATTGTTCTTCATCAATGTCCTGATAAGGTGCTTGCTGATATGTATGTTCACTGTGTGGTAAGAAGCTAATGCCTGACACATTATCAAAGTGTTCATAGACCCATGCCCCAACTTCCATCCACTCATGTTCCTTTACAGAGATAGTGACAGAAGGTTTATGTTCACACCAATGCAATTGATATACCAACCACAACTCTAACTGCTCAATAGCTGACATGTCATTTCGTGTGATTGCAGTCTTAGGTGATTGCATTGGAAAGCTAAACACTGTCGTGCTATCAGGCTTCATGACATCAGGCTCTGCTGGAATACCTTGTGCTTTCATAAACTGTGTCAATGGGTCTTTGTTATCACCACGAACAGTACGAATGTAGTAAGGATTATGACGAGCATGAATGCCTGACGCACTGTCAACTAACTGTGACACTGTACCACTAGGCTTGACGCATGTAATAGCGGCAGACTGATTGATACCCAACTTCTTACTCAACTCAGCGTTCACTTTGATTGCTTCATTTTTAAGTGACGCAAGAGTAGTAGCAATGTTTGTACCTAACTGCGATGACTTACCAGACATAAGCAGGTTATCCATAATACCTGTCAATGATACACCAAGCAGACGCTCTTCCTCTGTATTATTCTTCCATATCTTACGAAGGTATTTAAAGTCCGTCAGCGTGGCTTGGAACGTGCCTAGTATGGTTGCTAGTCGAACCTTGTTTAACAGGCTCTGTTGCGTGTCTGAGGCTCGTACAACCACCTCTGATAAGTTACAGAATTGGTATGGACGAAGTATGATTTCAGAGCAAGGGTTACATCCAAAGTCGTGGTCAGCGTCACGTCTACCATTCTTAGCTGCTTGCTTCTTTGCTGACTGACGATTGAAGATGCCACGCTCACCTGACTTACTATCATACAGTGACATCCACTCACGCATGAATGTACCCATCTGTGGCTTTTCTTTGTAGGCAACGCTGTTGTTTGCAAGCGCACGTTGCCCTTCATTCTCCCACCATTGTCCTGCCTTTGCATGACGCATCTGGTCATCATTCAAATTGGACAGGCTGATGAGTGCGCTTCGTCTGACACCACCAACGACAACAACCTCACCAATCTTACACATGATGTCATGACATTCTATTGGATATAGTCTACGTCCTTTAGCACCTTTAAACTTCTCAATACAGAAGTTAAACAACTCAACAAGTGGCTGTGGTCCTGATGCCCTACCACCAAATGTCTTGAGCCTTGCACCTGCAGGACGTACCTCTGACACATCCCACTTTGGAATCTGTCCAGTGTACAGCATAGCAATAAGTTCTTTCAGTGACTTTGCCCATCCCGGACGGCTGTCACCTACCTTGATTACTGTGTCTGTCTCATGAAAGTCTTCATTCACTATAGGTAGTTTCTCTACGTGATGACGCTCAACACTAAAGCCTACGCCAGTGCCACACATAAGAATGTACATTGTCTCGTCAAATGCACGAGGGCTATCCACTGGTACATATGAGCAGTTGTATCCACCAACATGGCAACGGTCTAGGGCAGGGCCAGCAGTCATCAATGCCCTCATGCTTGGCATGATGTCCTGATTAAGTACGGCTTGCTCTAGTTCGTTGCGCATGTCCTTTGTGACTTTGTAATTGTGTTTGTCACGAAGGTGGTTTGTGATGTAGTCAAAGTAACGAGACACAGTTTCCTGCCATGTCTCACGCCTTTGCTCTTCTTCTTTCCATCGTGCATAGCGAGACAAGGCTATGAAGTTTTGATAGTCGGTTGGTAAATAATTGTTCATTGGTGTCACTCCTGTAATGTCTTTATGCTCTTTATATTCGCACCTTCTACATCATAGAAGTACTCACGAATACTCTCCTCAATTTCGATAGCCACATCGCCATCTGCTGGTATTGGATATTCATCGGGGTCAATGTCAATAGTAATATAGACTTTAACTTTCATTTCCATAGCACCCTTCAACTTCCTTTATCAGCTTATCTAAATACCACTTGGCTTTTTCAAGGTCTTCTGCACCATTCTTGTAACGATAACGCCACAGGTACTTCATGATGTTGCCTTGAAGATAATATTCAAACCCTTCTCCAGTAGCGGCGGCAATAGCGTCAATGCATTCAATGCCAGATTTGTTATAGTGTGGTGGACTATTTATCATGTCGTTTTTTTCTTTAGCCCTTCGTTGGTTTTCTTCTTCTTCATACTCTCGTATAATCTTGCCGTAGTCTGTCATGTCATGCACTCCCCTTTGTCTTAGTACCAAAGTTTAACCGTATGATGTTGTCACCCTCATGAGATATCTCTACTGATTTCTCAGGCTCGAAGCCTATATATACCTCATCATCATCTATTATGTCAAGCACAAAGTTATGGGCTAAGTCTCGTATTTCTTCATTGTCTTCCATAATAGGTACAGTTGCACACATCATCTTACAGAAGTGCATGAGTTGTGAATAAGAGTCTAGGTCAAGAGGGTTTTCTGCATTAGATATAATGCTAATGTCAATCTCTCCTGTCCACTTGCCCTCTTCATGTGAGGGTCTTACTCTAATCACGAAGTCTTCATCCTTAATACTCATATCATAGTCCATGGTGTCATCTCCTTTTTACTTTGGTTCCGCTAAACTTAATAAACTTTTGGTGTTTGTTCTTACCTTTCTCTTTAAGCCATTCCTCTGGAATAACTCTATCATAATAGAGGAAGCCATATCTAATACACCACTCTGCATAGTTAGACTTAGCACCCTTTCGTAACTTGCGTCTGCTATTCTCAAACACAAATCGTATGTCAAGAGTGGGATGCTGTTTCTGTATAGCAAGATGCTTGCGTCTATCTGCTGCAGTGAACATGCCCTTAGTCTCTATGATAATACCATTATCAAGAACGAAGTCAGGAGTGTAGGTTCTGTAAGCTAAGTCTTCCCACTCTATCTTAATCTTCTCATAGTCATAAGAGACTTTGAGTTCATCAAGGTAGAGGGCTAGTTTATGTTCTAGCCCACTCCTGTAACCGTACTTACGTGCGGCACGAAATTGTTTTGCGTTTGGCATTACTTGTACTTATCTGCTATTGAAATGTACGGAACCATTTTTGGTTCCTTTGCCTTCGATGCTATTGCTGGTCTTTCTTCTAATGTAGGCCAGCAAGAGAAACGATATGCACAAAAGATGCAGTTGTCGTTTAAGACTGTGTTACCTGTTGGCTTACTCCTGAATGTCTCAGGCACAGGCTCAAAGCAACGCTCAAACTTATTGTCTGCTACCTTCTGTGCAGTATCCTTGATATGGGATAGTTCCTTGTTAATGTCAAGACCTGTGGCTGGAACATATTTAAACTCCCCATTGGCCTTGTTTACTACCCACCATCCACCGACACGTTTGCCTGATGCTTTAGCATAGCCAGCAAGCTGACCTACATAGCCAAAGCTATCATGCTCTGCTAGGGAATCATAGGAAGCAAACTTGTTTTGATAAGACCAGTTAGACGCTGACTTGATATCATCGACAGCACCATCAATAACAATATCATATGTGCCTGAGATGGATGTGTTCTCATCAATATCCAACTTAACTTTGTCTGCATCTTCATATGTAATTCCTGCCTCTTTAAGTAGTCCCTTGAACACAGCCTCAACGATGTCGCCAAGCATCATGTTCATTACAAATGTTGTTGGGCGAGGCAACGCTTTCTCTGGTTCATTCTTCTCAAACCAAAGCTGACAAGCTGGCCTACCTATGTTAGACATACGCAGACTAAACTTGTCACGCTTGTTGCCACCGCCAAACTGACGTTGCAACGCTTCAACTACATCATTAGCAACTTGCTTGATGGTAGCCTCAGACATGGTAGACTTGCCGTTAGCAGCATTCTCCATGTATTGATGCAACGCCAATTCAGCTGGATGGTTCATTATGCTACGTCCACTTCTTCAAAGTCAATGA